TTAGTTGGGAGAACCTGTCGCCGTTTCGTTCCGCCGGATGCGGTTCGCGATCTCCATGACGATGCTGTCCCGATCGACGTAAACGGCCAGCAGGCGCTGCACCCGATCCTCTTCCCAGCCGAGGATGTCCGCGATCTCGGCGGCGGTCAGGCCGGCCCTCCGTAGGCGAGTGGCGAACGTGCCCCGCGCGTCGTGCAAGTGTTTGTCGATACCGGCCTCGGCTTTGGCGTCGACGACCTGATGCTCCAGCCCGTCCAGGCTCCACGGCTTGCCGCGCGTGTTGGACAGGACGGTCAGGCATTCGACCGGCGCAGGGCGCTTCTTCTTCGCTGCGGTTTCGGTCAGTTCGGAATGGCGCCGGCGCTGTTGGGCGCGGATTTCCTCTAATAGGGCTTTGGTGTCGTCCAGCAGGGGGATGACGGCTGTCTTCTTCCCACGGCTCTTCTTCGTCGTCTTAACGATGGCGAGGTCTCCGACGTGCGACCAGCATAGCGAGGCCAGGTCTTCACGGCGCAGGCCCGTCAGGCATGCAAGCCGGACGATGAATCCGACCTCGGGAGATTTGGCCGAGGCGGCGTATCTCTCGATCTCTTCGGCCGTCCATATCTGGTCGGCTCGATTGCTGGTGTAGAGCTGTTTGATCCCGGCCGCGGCGTTGAGCGCCAGCAGGCCGCGATCCATCCCCCAGGACAGCACCCGTGAAAGCACCTGGATCCCATAGTCGGCTTTGCGGGGCCGGTCGGCCCATTGGTCACGCCAGGCCAATATCTCGGCCTTCACGCGGCGGTCGTCCAGCGCATCAAACGGCAGGCCGCCGATGGCGAGAGGGCTACTGCTATCGTCCATGATGACGTCCAGCCAGCGCGTCCATTCGCGCTTCGTGGTCTCGCCCAGCGCGTCGAACTCCGGCGACTGCTTGTAGAGGATTGCGAGGGACCGCAGCGTATCGGTCTTTGGCACCCGCCGATCGGCCACGGCCTCATTGTAGGCCGCTATGAACTCTGGCGAGCCGGGCGAGCCGGGGAGGCGAGGGCCGCCCTTCCACGCATACCAATAGGTCACGCGGCTCCCGTCCGCGCGCTTCTTGGTGATTTGGTTCAGGCCCTTAAGCCGCACCCTGGCCACGCCTTTGCTCCCGCCACGCGTCCAGAGCGGACACAGAAGCGGATTGGTGGGCCGTCGAAGGCTGGCCCGTCAAGATCATGACCTCGCCGCCCGGCTTGATGGTGACGCCTGCGATCTCATGCCCGGCCGCCTTCAGAGCGGCAAGGCTGCGGTCCAGATCGGTGCGTCGGACTGTCGGAACGCGGCTCACTGCCACACCCCCCTTCCTCTCTCTCGGGCTTCGTTCTCTTGCTGGCGGTAGGGATCGCCGTAGTTGGTTTCGGAGATGACCAGGCCCTCGCGGACGAGGATCGAGCCCAGGTCACGGCCGTTGACCGAGCAGGTGGCCACGATGCGCTGGTAGCGGTCGCGGGACTGGACGGTGCAAGGGGCGCCGTTGGCTGCGAGCTGGCGGGCGCGGGCCGTTGCTGCCGGTCCGCTGGCCTTAGCCTCAGGAGAGCAGGCCCAGACGTTCGGCCGCTGGCGGCAGCGCGTGAAGGGCGCGACCTCTCCCGCGTCGATCCCAGCCAGCCGGACGCGGTGGCGCTCGCCGTCCTCGGTGACGCACCGGCCGGAATCTCCATCCGACATAATCAGGCTCATGCAGATCAGGACGATGGGGGTCATGCTTCACCTGCAGCGTCGGCCATCGCACGGACAGTTACGCGATCAAGCTGGGTCGCGCGGCAGACCTGGCCCTCGGACAGGACGCCCTCGTTCAGCAGGCGAATGACCAGCCCGAGAGCGCCACGATCGGCGGTGTTCCGCGAATACGGCCCGGCATGACCTCGCTGCCCGTAACGGGTGCGTCTGGTCTCCCAGGCGCGAGCGCGAACTGCAGATAGATCCGTCATTCCCCCTCTCCCTGTTTGGCGCGAAGGATGGAGATGACTAGGGCGAGGGAGAGTCGATCAGAGCGAAACTCGCCTGCTTCAAGCACCTCGAACAGCAGCCGGTCACCGTGCAACTCTAGGCGAGAAGCCAGCGCGAGGGCGGCGTCGAGGGAGGTGGTGACGTGCTCGGGGTCGCATGTCCGATCCGGGTCCGTAAGCGCATACTCAAGGTCATCATCTGACCAGTGCTCGCCCTCGATAACCCCCTCACTCCAGGCAACGACACGACAATCCAGTTCCCGGCTCCCCACCTCGGCGGCCTCCAGCCTAGCGATGAGGGCGGACAGGTCAGCGGTCATTGAACGACACCTCGCGGATAGTCTGGCGTCTCGGGGCAGGGCATCCACCCGAGAGCAAGCTCAGTCATCTCGCGTGTCACGCCCGGAACGAAGTGCATGAACGACGAGCCGACATCCGAACGGCGGAAGACGACGTAGACATTGCGTCGGTCGGTCCGGACCAAGAAGGCCGGTCCCTCCTCCGGGGCTGTAGCAATCTCTTGCCATTCAGCGGTCATGCTTCTGCTCCTGGTGCTGGAGGGAGGGGGAGCCAGTGGGTGAGCGGGTGTTCGAAGAAAGCGCGTCGGCTGTAAGCTGCGGCGCAGGCTACCCAGCGCGGAGCAGGTTTGCGCGCGCACCGATCGTCATCCCACGACACCTCAAGCGGGCGCCGGGTCGGAAAGAATGAAGACCAGCCTATAACGACCGTCCCATCCCTCGGAGCCGTCTCAATAGGCCGCCACTCCACCGCCTCAGCCAGCTTGCGCTCTGCTTCGGTGGCTCGGGAGACCCAAGTGTTTTTCATCAGCACGTCGTTGTCGCGCTTGTAGAAATCGGACTGAGCCCGCAGCGCCGCGATCTCTGCGAGGAGGGCGAGGACGGTGGCGGGATTGGCGGCGGCGTGAAAAGCCCGCAGGGATCGCACTGCGGCGGCTAAGCTGTCATCGCCCTTAATCACTGCCTCAGCCAGCCTCGCCAGTTCCGCATGATCGACGGAGCCGGATGCGAGGGCGGTGAGGATGGCGTCGGTCACGCGGTCGGCCTCCTTTGATGCGGACACGACCGGCCGAGCGCCTGCCTGCGATGCGGCTAGTCGGCTCATGCCATCGCGGACGATCTCCGCCACCTTCTCGCGCGGGGTGAGGGGGTGGGCCATTGGGGAGGTCATTAGTTTTCGCTCCAGTAATACTGGTCATCGTAAAGCGCGTCCGCTGGTGACGGCATGGGGTCAGCCCCGCGCGCTTCATCGTTCCCCTCCCACGATCCAGCCGACATCGACCAAGCCTCTCCCGGCGCGATGACATACGGTGATCGCAAGAGCAGGTAGGTGTATCGGAGACGCCAGATCAGTTTCTCCAGGAATTTCGGCTTCCCCATCACTTCGCCCCCTGTTCGGCTTGCAGGGCGGCGAGGGCTTTAGTGGCTATCTTTCGGCAAGCATCTACGCCGGTCCAAATGTTCGCGGACTCTTTGCACACCCGGACGGCCTTGATCTTCTCCAGCGCCTCCACCGCTGCCCGAAGCGCGTCGGGGGCGGGGTGGGTGTAGAGCTGATGCTCCCCAAACGGCAGCGCGCGCCACGACAATAGCTCCGGCTCTCGGCGACCTTCTCGGAACGCGATCACCGCCACCGGCTGCGCGTCCTCGCGGGCTGGAGGCTTCAATAGTGCATCAATAACCCGCTCGATTTCGTGATGCTCAAGGCGAGTGTTCGTCCCCTTCAAAAGGGCGGCGCGCAACCGGCTTTCCAGCTTAAGTTTGCCGCGTTTTCCTACGTTGCTCATTTCACCCCTCCCTCGCGGGCTGGCGGCTGGACGCGGAGGGCGCGGAGGGCAGACCGAATGTCGCGGGCATGTTCGTCGCATACGGTTTCGGCGATCACAGGATCGGTCGCGCCGTCGAAGAAGTCCGCCATTTCCTCAAGGCGAGCGATCAACTCAGCATCCTCACCCGCCTCTGCCGGGGCCACCTCGCGGGTGGCGGGGGCGAGAAGGAACTGTCGGATTTCCGAACGCGCGTTGTCCGCCTGAGCATACCCCTCGGGGCCTAGCAGCGAGCGAAAGTCCGCTTCATATGCCGCCACCTTGGAAAGCGCTGCATCTGCGAGTTGCAGCAACCTGCGCACCTGCGGGGGCACCGCCCCGCCTTCCGGCACGGGGGCTGCGGAGAGCGGCTTATGCTCGTTCAGCCAGGCGACGACGGCCCGGGCGCCAACGCTGGCGCTCCAGTCTGCGTCCATGCTGTCGCTGATGGCGTCGGAAATGTCGTCCTGGTAGTCGGTCCAGCTGGTCATGCTGCGCTCCTGAAAAGCGGAAGTTCATCGCGACGAACCGACCGGGCCATGCCGATCAGGAGGTCGCGGAAGGGTTCGGGGGTGTGGATGCGGGGGGTGCTGTCAGTGCCGCCGCCGCGCGCTCCAACCTCGCCGAGGCGCTTGGCGCGCTCGAGGCCCATGCGCTCGATTACTGCAGGGTCCAGGTTCATAGGGCTGTGGCCCCACGCCAGTTCCGGCAGGTCGCAGCCAACCGCGTAGATGAGCGTCGGCTTGCGGGCATAGTGGCCATAGCGGCCTTGCTCGACACAGCCGGTCCACCCGCCGAACTGATCGGCGCGGACCCAGCCGCCCCTGCGGTCGGGAACCGTCAGGCCGAACCACGCCCAGGCATTTGAGCCCCACGGATGCTCAAGCACGCCGCCGAAGTTACGCACGGCGGTCAGGGCGGCGCCGAAGCAGCCGGCGTCGGCACCCTTGGTCTTGCGGCGTCCGGTTTTCTTCACCGTCAGAGGCTGGCCGAACCACATCTTGCCCCAGCGTTGGCAGGGCGGGTGCGCGACGACCGGGTGCGGGCCGTCATAGAGGCGCGCGTCGCGGGCTTCGTCCCACGGGTCCACGTCATCCAGGCCGTAATAGGCGCCGTTGGTTTCGACGTAGAGAGCGGCGATCATTCCCTACCCCCGTCCTGCTCACCACGGGCGCGGGCGATGGCGGCCCGGGCCTGCTTCAGCGCCGGAAACTCGGCCTCGCTCCAGATTTGCGAGCAGTCGGTGACGAGAACAGCCAGCGCCTCCAGCAACTCTGGCGCGGCGGCGATCAGACGGGCGTTGGCTGGCCCGGTATCAACCAAGGCAACCTTCACAAACTCTGTTTGATCAGGCGCACGCTTCTGGACGATGCGCGTCACGACCGTTCCCGGCTTGTAGATCGGATGTCCTACCTCAACGACGCCCTCAAGGCGCTCCCACGGCCCCGGCGTATGCTTCACACCGCTCATGCCGCTGCTCCATTACGAAGCAGGACAGCGGCCAGCATGATCAGCCCGCCGATTGCGGTGAGGAAGATGAGGCCCTGCTGGTCCAGCGGGTGCGGATCCCCCACGACCAGTTCCCAGCAAGCTCCGACGACGACAATCGCGCCGATGATGAACATGGCCAAGATCATGCCTCACCCCCACGGATGGAGGCTTGGCGGGCTTCCAACAGGTCACGCAGAGCCTTGTCGGTCAGCTTGTCGAGTATGCGCGAGGCCGCTCGCTCGGCGAGTTCAGGGCCGACGCCGATGCCCATTCCGACCGGGTAGCCGAGATTGGCGATAGAGCGGTCAATGTCGCGTCCGATCAGGTAGATCAGGCCTTGCTCGACCGGTGATCGATCAGCCTCCAGCACCTCTGCCGGGCTCTTGGTTAATTCAGGCATGGTCGTGGGCCTTCTGAGGGCGCGCGACAACAGAGCCGTCGAACCGCTTGGTCCGGGTCTTGTCGAAGCCGCGTGATTGAATGGAGCCTTGGCCGCGCTTCTGGCGGCGGGCGTATTGGCCGGTCTCGCCGGCTTGGGCCTTGGCCTTGGCGATCTTGGCGAGGTCGGAGCGGGTCTTCTCCAGCGCGCACGGCCAGCGGTAGAAGCGGCGGTTGTCGAGGTCGTCCCGCTCGCCCTGCTGACCGGCCTCGGAGAGCTCGCGCGGGATGACGTGTTCGTCCACCACACGCTCTTTCACCGGGTCCAGAGGCTCGCCGCAGCCGCATCCGCAGAGAATCGGGCTGGCTGCCTGGCGTTGGAGGACGAGGATCGTCTCGGTGCGGTTGAGGGCTCGGCGCTTGGTCATGCCGCGCCCCTCGCTTCGCCAAGCGGAACCATCGCAGTAGCGGCGCTGTTTGAGCCGAGAACTGAGGAGGAAGCCCCATGGACGAGTTCAAGCGTATCGACCCGAACGTCATCAGCGCTCAGACCAGCACTTACCAAGAGAGGGTTGTCGTCGAGCGGGAGAACAACGCCGCCCTTTGGTGGATTGTCGGCATCCTGTTCGCGGCAGTTTTGTTTGGCCTGCTCTTCCTGCTGTTCCGGCCGGCGGGTCCGACCGATGCAGACCTGCGCGTTGCGCAAGCCGAAGCTGCCGCTGAGGACGCCCGCCAGACCGCTGAGGCCGCTCTGATCCAGAACCAGATCAGCCGCACGCGTGAGGACGTCGCCATCGCTCAGGCTCAGACCGCTACTGCTCGGGCCGACGCGATCCGAGCTACCGCAGAGGCGCGAGCCGCCGAGGCGCGGGCTGCGGCGCCGGTTGTCATCGAGCGACAGGTCGAACCCGCCCCGCCGGCCAACGGCCCAGCAGTGATCACCACGACCAGCCCGCAGCCGGGGAACTGAAACTGAAGGGGCGCGCAGGTAAGTCATGCGCGCCTCCGCTCAAGCTCGCGGCGGGCGTTCCACTTGAGGTCTTCCTCCATCGACGCCTGAGCGAGCATCCAGCTCGGGAAGCCCACCTCGACGTCGGCCCATTTCTGACCGCGGAACTTGCCGATCGGGCAGGTCGGTAGCAGCCGAGGTTCCTGGGTCCACGCGATCATTTCGCGGCCAGTGGCGCCGGCGGCCAGCAACGCCTTAAGGATGTGCGCGGTGACATAGGCGTCAGGCCCAGCGCGGTGCGGCGGCATGGCCGTCTCATGGTCGAGCGAGAGCAGCCCCTGATCCTCCAGCCAATAGCGGAGGACGCTGTTCGAATGGCTCGGAGCGTCGGGCCAAACCCTAAGGGCAGCCTTCAGCGTGCAGATCGCGGGCGTCTGCTGGTCGCCAAGGAACGCGGCCTCGAAGGACCAGTTGTGCGCTACGACGGCGGCGCAATGCGGGGCGACGACGGAAGCGGGATCGAACGGCGCCAGCCCGGCCACTTCGGCCAAGGTGATGTGGTGGACGGCGCGGACCTCGGGCGGCATAGCTGAGACGCCGCAGAGCCACGACACTGGCTGGCCCACGGACCAGACGCCGTCTTCGCCACGCGAGAGGTCGCAGTAGCCGACTTCAACAACCTGGGCGGCCGGGGGCTCCATGCCGCTCGTCTCGAAATCGATGACCCGGAGAACCGTCATGCTCAGCCCTCCTTGGCGGCAGTGATGGCGGCTTCCAGTTCGCGCGCCTTCGCCATGTCGGTCGCCTTCAGGACGGCGAACTTCGCGAGCTCCTTCCGGTCGGTTTCGAGGGCTTCGATCTGCTCCGGCCGCAGGAACGGAAGGTCCGCGATCAGACGATCCGCCCAGGCGATAGTGTCGACAGCCAGCGACGTCGCATCATCAGGGGTGTCCTCGACGTCGCCGGCTGCCATTTCCTCGGTGGGAGTGCGATCACCGGGGAAAGGGGAGCCCGCGTCCAACGGGGAGGAGTCGTCAGACGCGGGCTGTATCGACACGGCGTCGGGGGAGGGGGCCGCGTCGAAAGTGGTCAGTGGTTCTACGTTCTGGCTCTCACCATGGATCGAAGTGAAGCCCTCGCGCGGCGCGTCGTTCGGCGCAGCCAGGCGGGCGGCGAGGTTCGGGCGCTCGGCGGGGACGGCGCGGGCAGAGACGGTCTGATAATCCTCAACCTCCTCGCGAACCTGGAAGCCGCGAAGCATGTCCGCGCAGCCGTCGCGCAGAGCCCAGGCGCGGGCGCGCATCTGGAGCATGCGTTTCGGGTACTGTTGCCAAGGCCCTTGCTTGTTCCAGAGGCCCGCCTTCTTGGCGTCGGAGACCGAGAACGAACGGGCGATGGTCTCGCCAGTGTCGGGGCGCGTGACCTCGCAATGAGCTACGCCCGTGTCACCGTCCCCGTCGATCCATTCGCGAGCCTTGATGCCTTGGGCGCGAGCGACAGCCATCAGGCCGTCACCCCAGAGGGTCGGGCGGTTGTTGACGATGGCGAATGACTGGAGCGCCTGGAACGGGGCTAAGCCCAGCTCCGCACCGGCCATGATCGCGACCATGACCTGCTCCGGCTTGTCGAGACCGCGAGGAGCGAGACCAGACGCCGCGATGGCCTGGGCCACACGGAAAGCCTCGTCCAGCGATTGCGGGACCAGCGCGGCGACCGCGCCTCCTGCCATGATCGCCGGCTTGGGCGCAGCCGGACGGGTTGCAGGGACTTGAGCGTTCATGCGGCGATCTCGCTGTTCGGGGTGTTGTCGTTGGCTTCAGCGGCGATGACCTCGAGCCGCTGGTCGATCTGCTTCGTCGCCCAAGGCGGTAGGGTCAGATATTCTGCGTCCTGGCGATCACCGCCGGGGCCGGGCCAGACGCCCGTTTCCAGGCACTGCGCGAACTGGTCGATGGCGCGGCGCAGCTGCATCCGGCCGCGGTCCAGATCGGCGCCGGTCAGCACGGTGACGCGGACGCAGAATGGCGGGGCCTTCTCGACCCAGACGAGGGCGAACTCCTCCATCGGGCGGCCGAGGACGGCTTCGGAGGCCATGCCGACCAGCGCGGCCTGCATGTGGTAGCCGAACCCGGCGAGCGAGCGCTCCAGATCGTCGTCGGCCACGCTGGCGGTCGTCTTCAGGTCAGCGAACAGGCCCGAGGCGTTCGGCACCACGTCAGGGCGGCTCTTCAGCCAGACGCCGGTTTGGGCGTCTTTCCAGAGCAGGGAGCGCTCGACGAAGCCGTCCAGAATGCCCTGCTCGACCAGAGGATGACGGGCGAGGGCTCCGGCCATGCCGGTGACGGCGGCCAGGTCTGCCTCGGTGATGACCGTCTTCCCGGCGGCGATCATGTCGTCGCGCCACTGCTTCGCGTCTTTGGTCCGCCAGTCCGACCATTGCTCAGGCCGGGTGACGAACTCGTCGGCCAGGCCTTCGGAGCCTTCCAGCAGCAGCTTGTGCGCCAGTCGGCCGAGAGCAAAGGCCGGAAGATCCGGCTGCGGCGCTCGCTTCGGGTTCAACGCGCTATCGACGTAATAGTGGGCCGGGCTCTGGGCCCAGATGGTGCGCAGACCAGACGAGCTGATCGATGGGCCGACCGTCGGCTGGCCGTGATAGATCTCGATGGGCAGCGAGTAGACGCCCGGCTCGCTGATCTTGCCCGACCTGGGCATGGGGAGGGGGTTGTGAAGGCTCACAGCAGCCACCAGAGAGAGCCGAGGACGACAGCGCCCGCGGCGAGTTGAAGGGAAACCCGGATCAGGTTCACGGGCAGGCGGCGCGGCTCGAAGGGCACCGTGCGCGGATCGCCAGGGCGGACCTGGGCGGCGAGTTCGCGATAGCGTTCGCGCGCGGCCTCCCAAGGATGCGAGGGGATGATGCGGTAGTCGGCCATCGTCATGCCGCCCTCGCCATGCTCGCCGGGGGCAGGGGGTCGTTCTCAGCTTCCCGCGCGTCCCGGATCGCCCAGGCCAGCGCATTGACGACCGGGAGCAGGAGGCCGGGGTCTTCGGCCGCAGCCAGTTCGCCGGCGAGGCGCAGCATTTCCTGCGTGGCCTGATCGACCGTCATCCGGCGGCGGGTGCGGCGATCCAGAATCTTCGGGCCCTCGACCTTGAACAGGGGCAGTTTCGAGGGCGGGACCAGGGCGAGGTTCACATTCCCGGCCTTGGCGATCCCGGCGACGACGCCGGGCATGATTTCCGAGACGTGTTGCATCACGCAGCCTCTCCAATCTCGGCGTTGTCATTCGCGGTTTGGTCGCGAGCGGCGCAGCGGCGATAGCGAGCCGCGCTCTCGCGGTTCTCGGCGGCCTGGAAGTCGCGGCCTTGCTCTTCGTACTCGGCGGCCCAGCGCTCCAGCGCATCGGCCATGGCGAGCATTTTCACCGGGTCAGTTTCAAAGACCTCGTCGGCGGCAAGCAAGACGGCGCGCAGTTCGGCCTGACGGGCGGCGGTGCCGACCTCGTTCTGGCCGCTGAGCCATTTCAACTGACGGCGGGCTTCGTGGGGGGTGATCGCGGCCATTTACGCAGCCCACCGTGCTTGCGCGGCTTGGGCCTTCAGAGCGGCGCGGACGGCCTCGCAGTCCACCGGCGGCTCGTAACCCATGGCGTCCCGCCACAGTGCTTCCTTGCCGGACCAGTTCGCGAAGATCGAACCGGTGGACATGCCAGCGGCAGCGGCGATGTCGCGAATGGTGACGGGTTCATAGCTACCCGCCGGGGCCCAGAGAACGCGGGCGGTGTGCAGAAGCTTCTGCCGCGTCGCAGCCTTGGCGAGCTCGCGCTTGTTCAGCTTCGGGGCGTCGTCATTCGCCGCCAGGGCAGGCGCTTCGACGCGTTCGTTCGTGGATTGGATGGACATGAGGTCTCTCCGGTTGATGGAGAAACTGATACTACGGTATTCCGTAGATCACAATAGCTGATTACGATTTTCCGTAATGTAGCCGCGTGGCGACAATATCGGTCGCAGGCCGCCGGTCGGCGACTCGACTTCTCGGCGCGAACATTGATTCGTTAACGCGACGATGGACGCGAAGGAGAGCCAGAATGGCCCGAAAAACGATCTACTGCGCGCAGGCCTTTTGGAGCCGAGGCGGACGGCTTGAAGGCGGAGAGGTGCATCAGTTTCTGAACCGTAAGCGCGCGGTCGAAGGCGGCCAGGCCCTATTCACCGGGGCCAACGGCGTCGCGGTCTTCTCGGTTGCGGGCTATCCCGATATCGACCTGTGGGAGGATCCCCACATGCTCAAGGTGTTCGGCGATGTTCCGGCCATCGAGCCCGCCCCTCCGCCGGAGGAGATAGCCTACTTCAAGATCGACTGCAGCGTCGGCGGGGACACTTGGACCCAGATCGAACCGCTGGCAGGCAAGGAACGGAACGAAGAGGCGGCGTGACACAACTTCCCGTACAGGACTAGATAGCGTCGTTCTGTTTCGGAGGAGGGGCGTATGAGGCTTCTGGTTTTCGCGGCGTCGGTCGCAGTCTTGGCCCTGCCCCTGGCGGCTACGGCCCATCCCGGCGGACTGAACGCCGAAGGCTGCCACAACGACCGGAAGAACGGCGGCTACCACTGCCACCGGGGAACCAGTAGCGGATCGTCGCGATCCGCTCCGCCCAGCCAGGCGCGCGGCCTTATTGGTTCAGGATCCAGTTCAGGCGGCGCCTTCAGGAACTGCGCGGAGGCGAGGGCGGCAGGCAAGGCGCCCGTGCGCCGTGGACAGCCGGGTTATGGGCCGCATCTGGACCGCGATGGCGACGGGGTAGGCTGCGAGCGGGGCTGACAAGGCCGAGCGCCGGGCATAGCCTGACGCCATGGACGAAGATGACATCGACCCTTCGGACGACCCGATCTATCGGGCTGGCGTCCTCATGGGCAGGAACCAAGCTCTGACGGATGTCATGGAGCGCCTGTTCTCACCTGACGCCGTGTCGGCCGAGAAGACCGTCCGATCCCTTCATGCCTGGGTCCAGCAGACGATGGATGAGGTGAGGGTCGAGATGCAACTCGTGTTCGCGGAGTTCGGCGACGATGACGAGGATGAGGACGCCTAACAAAAACCCCGCCTGGTGGGGCGGGTGACACGGTGCATTGTTGAGCGTGGCAGGATCGCCCAGCCTGTTGTCCCGTAACGGAGACGAACAGATGATTACCCTATCGTACCGAGCCGAAGCCCTTGAGCGCATTTACCAAGGGCTGATCCAGCTGCCTCCTTTCGAGCGCGCAATGGTCGCTCGCGCTCTAAATAATTCCTCAGCCATGCTTCCGCTTGACGGAGATGTTGGGCGCGAAGCTGATCAACTCCGCCGAGACCTACTGCGCGGGAGTGACGAGGATCCAGTTTAACTGACGCGATATCTATTGGGTCGATCCCCCAATTTTGCTCACAGTGCGGGATTGCACACCCACCGATTCGTCAGAAAAGCTTTCGTCAAGAGCTTTACCTGCGATTAGGGATGTGTACCTCTTCATGTAGCTGGCGACCGTGCGCTAGACACTAGATGTCGTGTCTTGCATCGTCGTTCTGCTCCCAACGAAAAAGCCGCCGGAAGCGCCAACTTCCGACGGCCTTTGCTTCGATGGGTTTCCAAGGGTTGGCGAGGCCCGTCTCAGCGCTAACACCGTGAATTCTTTCACGGGCTGAGGGCCTCGTCAATCCATCACTTTGAAGCCCGGACGCCGGGCAGAAAGGGATGGCAATGCAGTACGCCCTCCAAGTTTTTGAGACCGAAGACAACTTCGACTTCCGCATTGTTGATCGTGACGGCGAGCCCTGGTTCGTCCTCGTCGATGTTTGCCGCGCGTTGGATCTCCGCAATCCTAGTGATGCCGCCTCCCGGCTAGATGCTGATGAGAAAATGACCCTCGCTCTGACCGAGGGTCAATCAGGCGTCCGCGGCGGGGCGCGTTCAATGACGATTATCAACGAGTCAGGCCTGTTCTCGTTGATCCTTCGATCGGACAAACCTGGGGCTAAGCGGTTCAAGAAGTGGGTGACTTCCGAAGTCCTGCCTTCAATCAGGAAAACCGGAAGCTACGGCGGACGCGTGCCGACCTTCATCAAGCGATACAATGAAAATTGGAACCGGATCGAACAGGGACATTTCTCGGTTCTGAACGAACTGGTTATCCGCGTTTGGGGGCGCTTAGAGCAAGCGGGGCACTTGATGGCTGACAAGGCTCCCGACGGCACGGAATTGCGCCCCGACTCGAGCGTAGGGCGCTGCTTTTCAGACTGGCTAAAAAAGAACCATCCGACGGTCTCTACATCATTTTCCTATTACATCCACACGACCGCCCAATGGGAGGGCGAGGTTCGGCAGTACCCCATGTCAATGCTACCCCTCTTCCTGGAATACGTGGACACGGTCTGGATACCCCAGAGAGCGCCTGAGTACTTCAAGACCCGCGACCCTGCGGCTTTGCCTTACCTACCGAAACTGCTTCCCGACCCCTCGCGGCCCAAACCGGGAATGATGAGGCGGCCAACGCTCCTCGGCTATCGGAAGCGGAAGCCATAAGCACTAGGGGAGGCTTCGGCCTCCCCACTTCAGTCCGTTGCGCCTAAGGCGTCTTCGGCGTCCGTTAGGAGCGTAGCTACACATTCGCTCCAATCGGCGGCCTGATCTTCAGATAGTTCGGTAAGGAAGGGGATGGCGCTTCGTCCGCCGTTCATTTGCACCCCGACGGTAATGGCAGAATCTACGGCTACATGTCCGATTGCGTCTGCGGTCGCGGCCCCCAGTGTGAATGAAATCAGGCGATAGCCAGAATCCTCGCTGACCAGCGTTGAATTGATATCACTGGCATTAGACGCGAAGCCGGTGATCAAATATCCAGTGTCGGGAAGGCGCAGCGCTTGGCCGTCCAAGACCGTGACTTTGAGCATGGCCGAAACATCGCCAGCGCCGAAATGGTAGAGGTTAAATGAGCCGTCCGCTCCCACGGCGCGCCCGCCAAAATAGAGGCTATCCCGCTTCACTGATTTGAAATTAAGCGCGCAACCGCGAAGCGCGCCATCGCCAAACACCGGCGTCACGGTTGCGTCGCTCCAACGCTCTTCTGCTTGGCCGATCAACAAAAGCGCCGCAATCAAACCAATCATTTCGTCTCCCCTGCCTTAGCCACGCAGCGCAGTTCGCCGTCAGCAGCAGGTGGCGCCTGGCATTCGGTTCAGTAGCAACTGATCTCGGCTATCCTCGCTGAGTCCACCCCACGCTCATACGTGTCAAAAACTAGCCGCACCCTCTCGCCAGCTTCCACGCCTTGGGCGGTATCATTGGTCCAGCCAATGTTGTTCCCGGTGGCGTCGAAAAGCGTGATCGAGGCGTAGAGATTGCGGGGACATGATCGTTCGGTGACCACATTGACCGCAAAGCAGGTCACGCCGCTCCCGCGACATTCCGCGCGCGTTGGTTTCTCCCACTGGACACCGATCTCGCCGCCCCTGGACGCTTCATGCCGCTCGTAGCCGTCGGGCGGCGTCCAGCGAGGCGTAGTGTCGATCGCGCTAGCGTAGGTGCCGGACGACGTATCGTCCTGCTTGCTGCAATAGGTCACGGCTCCAAGGATCGCCAGGATAGCGACAGCGCAGCCGATACTGCCGGACTTCTTCGGACTGGGCGCCGGTGCGTTGGGCGTGGAAGGGGTGGGGCCGCCTTGGATCGCATCCAGCCTTGCCCGCAGCTCCCTGATTTCCCGGTCGCGGTCATCTTCGCTCATGCAAGCCTCCCCCAAGGCTCAGCCGACTTTCGGCGTGAATGGCTAGCCGGTCGTTCCGGTGCGCCGCGCCTCGGCCCGCTCAGCTACCTTCGCTTCCGCTCGGCGCACCACAGACAGAGCGGCTTCCAGCGCGGCCGTGTCGACGTCGTTCGGATCAAAATCCAGGATGAATCCGGCTGTCGTTTCCAGCGGCGCGGCCAGGCGCCGAAGCCACTTGTCCGACGGAGGCCGAGGCGTAGTTTCAAGCAGTTCGATCGTGGCCGGCGGCACACCTATCTTGTCCGCCAGCTCGTCGATTGTCATGAAGCGAAACTTGCGCCAGGCCGCGAGATGGTTGCGCTCAGGCTCCTCCAACTCGGAGCCGAAAATGTCTTCCACGGACAGGTCGAACGCGCGGGCAATCTTGGCTTCATTGACACCCGTTAGGCTGGCCGTCTGCTTCCCCGTGCCGTCTCCCACGTAGGACCGGATGGTGTTGTAGGACACGCCGGATGCACTGGCCACGCGGCTCTGGTTGAGGCCGCTCGCCTTCATCCAAGCGATAAAATTCTCGCGTCGAACATCCTGGAGTGACATTACCTGTAAGTGTTGCAGGCAATACGGATTCCCGTAACCGCGAAGTTCCGTAGTTCCTGTTGCAAACATCTACGATATTCCGTAGATATGGGCCATGAACCACGTCACCACGGCCCTAACCGAGATTGAGCGTGCCGCCAAAGCGGAGGGCCTAGCTGCGCTCTCCCGTCGATCCGGCGTCCCATACACCACCCTGATCGATTGGCAGAAAGCAGGTTGGCGCCCCCGCGCGGTGGCGACTCTGGAGCGTTTGGCCCTCGCGGCGGCGGCCATCCCAGCCAACGACGACGCCCCCGCCAGCGAGGCGGCGTGACATGCTGTCATCGGCCGCCCTCCAGTTTCGTCGCCAAGAGGCCCTGGTGAACGCGGGCACGGTCTACGGCCTGATCATCGGCGCCAACGAACTGGCCGTCCAGGGTCGCGAGACGGATGCGCTTAAGGCGCTGGCGACGATCACCGGCGCGCTGCCAACCGAGATCGATGCGATCCGCGAAATCCTCGCCGCCGAGCGTCAGGCCGCAAAGGCGCGTGACCTCACGCAGCGGACGCTCGCTCCCTTCTTCGGTCGCGTACCCGCTGAAAAGCCGAATGCCGCGAACGACGAAACCCAACCGCCTTCTCCCGAACAGCCAACCCCGACCGTCGCCTGAGCGAGAGCGCGGGTCAGTTGGAAACGACCACGGAACGTCCAGTGAACAAGATCAGCCACAGAGAACACGCCCGGCTCGCCGGAGAGCTCATCGAGGCCTGTGGAGGCTTGGAGGAGGCGGCGAGGGCGTGCCGGGTCCGCAGGTCGTCGCTGTCGAACTACGAGAACCCGAATGAGCCGTCGACGATGCCGGCGGACGTGATGGTTGATCTGGAGCGCCATTGCGGGCGGGCGATCTACAGCGCCGCCCTGGCGGACCTCTGCAAGCCCAAACCGCTCACGGGTTGTCTGAAGGAACTCGCCTTCGACCTCGCCCAAGAGAGCATGGACGTCGTCGCCGTGGTCCGCGAGGCGCTGGCGGACGGGCGCCTGTCCAACAACGACCTCGACGCCATCGCCGCAGCCGAGCGCGATGCTGAGCAAGCCCTCGAGCGTGTCCGCGGTGTCCGGCGGGCCATTGAAGCGGCGAGCCCGACCCCGCGGAGGGCAGCCTGATGACCTTCCTGCTGATCATCGGACACGCGCTGTTCCTGCGTCTGGCGCGCAAGCCGTCGCTGTTCAACGCCAAGCCCTTCGCCCCCTGGCGATGACCGAACGGGACTGACCGCCCCGTTGAGCGGTCTTGATGGAGGGCCAGATGGCCAAGAAGCTCGAAGCTGACAATGACCAGTACCCCGACGTTCAAGGAACGATCGGCGCCATTCCGAATGAGCCGGACAATGGCATGGCGTCCCACGACGACATCCGCATGGCCGCGAACGAGATGGTCCAGCTCAATGAGGAACGGAAGAAGCTCAACGCCAAGATCAGTGCCTTCCGTAAAAGCCTGAAAGCCAAGGGCGTGAAGCTCGGCGTTCTCGATGAACAGGTCCGCCTGCTCGAATGGACCCCGGAAGAGGTCAAGCAGTTCTACGCCGAGCGCGACTGGTACGCCGAGGCCATGCGCCAGCCCATTGGTTCGCAGCTGGAGCTGTACGGCACCGACGCGACCCCTGACCCGGTCCGCGAACAGTTGAAGTGGCGCAACATTGGCTTCCGCGATGGTCTGGCCGGCAAGGGCTGGGCGAACGAGGCGCCCAAAGAATGCCCGCACGACTGCATCCAGTCCTATGGGGAGGGCCATGAGGAAGGGCAGGCCACTGTGCGCCGCGCCTTCGCCGCTCGTCTTGCGCAGGCGCCGGTCACCGACGATGACGACCAGATCGACATCGAGGACGTGGCCAACGACCACGGCGACGACTCTATCGAAGACGAGGCCGCCTGATGACGGGGCTGGCCTTTACCATTCCGGGCGACCCTCGCGGTAAGGGCCGGCCCCGCGCCACGACCATTGGCGGCCATGCTCGCATGTTCACCGACAGCAAGACCGCCAGCTACGAGAACCTCGTCAAGCTGGCGGCGTCTCGCGCCCTCGGTGATCGCGCTCCGCTCGATTGCCCCCTAACGGTCGTCGTCACCGTCCGCATGACCCCCGCCGCGTCCAGCAGTCGCAAGAAGCGTGCCTCCATGCTGGCGGGCGAAATGGCCCCGACCAAGCTCCCCGACCTCGACAACGTCGTGAAGGCCGTTCTCGACGGCTGCAACAAGGTCGCGTTCAGAGACGACGCCCTGGTCGTCAGCCTGATCGCCCGCAAGCGCTACGCCGAGGTGCCGGGCGTCGACGTCGAAATCTCTCCCACCATCCTTCGAAAGGCCGCCGCATGAGCACGATCCTGAACGCGTGGCACGACCACGAAGTCGAGACGATGAAGAAGATGTGGCTGGCCGGGAACTCGGCCACGGAGATCGCGCGGGTACTGCCGTCCCGATCCAGAAACTCTGTCATCGCCAAGGTGCACCGTCTTGGCCTGACGCGCGAGCGCATGGAGGCAAAGGCGTCGCCCCCAGCTTCGACTGGCCGCGCGCCAGCCGTGAAGCGCAACCGCAGCACGGGCGGCATCAAGATCGACAAGCCCGCCCCCGCGTCGAGCTTCGGCAGATTCGCGCCTTCCAGCCCTGAGGAGGCGGCGAAGAAGCGCGAGCATTTCGCCAAGCATGGCGCCGGGATCATCGACGGCTTCACCGAGGCTGCAAATGACACCTCAATCCTGCTGATCGACCGCCGCCGTTTCCAATGCTCATGGCCGGTCGGAGAGATCTCGGGCGCCGGGCAGATGTGCTGCGGTCAGCCGGTCGATCCCGCCGCAACTGGCGCGACCGAGACCTATTGCCCGACCCACCACAAGCGGGCGGTCGGCAGAGTGCTTGCCGCGTCCAAGGCGTTTGGGTTTGGCGAGCGCCGCCCAGCCCGTCGCGCCGAGTCCACCCCGTGGGATCAGGGGAGGGCTGCGTGAGCCGGCGTGAGGATTATTTGGCCGCTCGCTTCGATCGAAAGCGCGAGAGGGAGAGCGCGAAGCAGACGCGTACCGCGCGCAGTCTGTACATCCGGATGCGTGCACGGCAGGTCGTCACCGCTCTGGTGGGCGAGTTTGATGAGCGTGCCGAAAAGGTCAGCGTCCTCCGCGCAGTTCTGGATATCGTGGGTGAAATGCTGTGGCCGCTGACCAACCGCGTGGATGCGGCAACGGCCTTCAACGCGGTCGCGGCCGACGTCTGCGCCATCTACCGCCTGCCCAAGGCCGTGAAGAACGACGCCGCTGAACACGCCTGGAGCAGGCTGACGGCGGCGAATGATGGGGGCGAGGAATGAAGCCCCCAGTCCTGATCCATTGGGATGCGACGGGCATGCAGCGGACCGGCGCCACGGAAGGCGTCGAGGTCGTCTACGTCGACGAGCGCGTCCCGCACGACCGCGTCTATCGCAGCATGGGCAGCGTCACCCCCGAGCTGATCGAGCTTCTTGCCTCCGGGCAATTCAAGGACGTCGATGACGCCCTAAACCATATCGATGGAGGGGGCGCATGAACCGCCGCGACCTCCTCGACCTCGAACTGAACTACGCTCGGATGCTGCGCCGTGAGGCCAAGTCGCGCGCCAAGCGCTATCCGGCCGTGGCTGAGCAACTGAACCGCTGGGCAGACGCTGCTGTCGGCCGCGCCGAAGCCATCCGATCCGGCCCGCTCTTCGACACGGAGCGCGCGGCATGATGGATGATCCCCGCGAGACCGAAGATGCGGCCAACGCCCTCCCGCTGAACCTAGAGGCTGAGCAAGCCCTGCTGGGCCAGCTGATGTTCGACAACGACGTCCACCGGCAGGTGCATGACGTCGTCACGGCCGAGGACTTCAGCGAGCCGTTCCATCAGCGGCTCTACGCGGCCATCGTCGGGCTGGTGACGGCCGGCAAGCTGGCCGAGCCGACGACTCTGCAGGCTGCCTTTACCGCTGATCCGGCCTTCGAGGAGTTCGGCGGCTTCGGCTACCTGTTCGACCTCGTCGACAGGTCCCCGCCGCCCAATCGCTCGCGTGACTACGCCGCCCTGGTAGCTGACACCGCCGTCCGCCGTCGCCTGATCAAAATGGCGGCCGACGCCATGCATCAGGCCCGCAACCCGGAACTGTCCGGCTATCAGGCTGTGGCTCTGGCGCGCTCTGAGCTTGAAGCGGCCGAGCGCGGCGCTGCGCCCGAAGATGCCCTGTTTGTGAACGCCCATGATGCCGCGCAGGCGCGGATGGATCGGCTGGAGCTGGAGGTCGCCACCGGCAAGCCGAAGGGCGTGCAGACAGGGCTGTCGTCGATCGACAAGCGCCTCGGCGGCCTGATGCCGGGATCGGTGATCGTCATGGCCGGACGTCCGGGCATGGGCAAGACGGCGCTGCTCGGCAACGTCCTCTACGGCGCCGCCCTGCGCAACCCGACCAAGCTCTTCGCCGGCTTCTCGCTGGAGATGGACACCGACCAGTTGAACGACCGAGCCCTGTCGCGTCTGACGGCCACGCATGACCAGCCGGTCAGCTTCTCTGACATCGCCAAGGTGGCGCCGCTGACCTCTTTCGACCTGCAGACCCTCCATGCCGTGAAGGGCGAGATCCCGAAGAACCTCTGGCTGCGGGATAGGGCAGGGGTGTCCGTCGAGGACGTCTCTCGCGCCGTCTGGGCCATGAAGCGTCGCGGCGACCTAGCGGCCATCGGGATCGACTACCTCCAGCTGATGCGCCGGCCTGCCCTAGCTGGACGCAACGAGGCCTCCGCCATCGCGGAGATGACCGGGGCGCTGAAGACGCTCGCCCGCGAAGCCAAGATCGCCATCATCCTGCTGTCCCAGCTGAACCGCTCGGTCGAGCAGCGCGACGACAAGCGCCCGATGCTGTCGGACCTGCGTGAGTCCGGCTCCATCGAGCAGGATGCCGACGCCGTCCTCTTCCCCTTCCGCGAGGTCTACTACCTCCAGAAGGCCGAGCCGAAAGCTGGGACCGAAGAACACATGCTCTGGGAGGCCGAGGTCGCCCTGAAGCGCACGGTGATGGACGTCATCATCGCCAAGAACCGCCACGGCTCCGAGGGCTCTGAGCCCCAGCAGTACCGGGCCGAGATCGACCTCATCACCGATAGGAGCGCAGCATGAGCTTGAGCCTATCTGCCCTCCGCGAACTCGTCGCCATCGGCCTGACAGCCGAGCAGATACTGCGCGTGGCCGAGGCCCAGGCGGAAGCCACCGAGACCCCGCGCCAACGGACCAAGGCTGCCGAGCGCCAAGCACGATACGAAGAGCGGAAGCGTCAGAAAGCGTCAGAAAACGTCAGTTCTGACGTCAGGAATGACGCGTCAGAAGCTGACGCCTCCCTCCCTCTCCCTCCTTCCCCCCAGACCCCCCAA